CCTCAACAAACCCCTTGGGCTCATCAGAAAATATAAAGGTAGGTAAAAATAACCTATCGTTTACCCTTAGTGCGTCCGCCAAACCATCCAATCCAGACTTAATAGCCGCAACCATATTATCCGCGTCTCTGTGGCGTTTATCCGGCGGATAGAAGGTTATCTTCAGCCGGATCTTTTCAGAGCCTTGTGGGGCTTTTAAGCCCGCTTCTAAGGCTAATGCCCAGCAATCATGCCTGTAGGCCTTCTTAAACTTAGCTTTCTTAGCCCAGTGAATAGACGCATTGGGGGATAGTTCTTTGGGTGGCCATGGCAAAAAAACAACATTCATAAATATTTATCTCGGTAGGTGACTTATAGTGGGTACAACCTAATGACTTGTGATATGCTTTCACAAAGAGGAGGATATATGAAAACAGTTCCATACACAACTAGTACCGGAATTAAGATTGGCTGCCGCCACGGGGAATACGGCATTCGTTCGCCCATTGATGATCCCGATATGATTTTTATTCAAGAGGCTTTATTAGCAACGCCAGAGTATGCGCGTCAATCACGCCAAGCGCGGCTGGTTAATTTAATCAGTATGGTTGCATTTTTGCTTATTACTTTTGGGGCTTTTTTGTTCTCATGAAAATTACTAATAAATTTAATATTCCACAGACGTTTATCAATGTCTTGGATCGCCCTACCTATAGCAAGGGCAAGGCTCATCTGTCTGCAACTCAGCTATTGGACAGCCCTAAAGTGGTGGCACTACGGAGAAAGTTTGATGATGAGATTGAACAAGATGCTTCTGATATGGTTTTTTCTTTATTTGGTAGCGCTCTACATAATGTCTTGGAGCACGGCAAAGATGAGAACCATTTAGTAGAAGAGCGTCTTCATGCCGAGTTAGATGGCTGGCATATCTCTGGTGCAATTGATTTACAAATCCTGCATCCAGAAGGTATTTCTATCCGCGATTACAAAACTACCTCCGTGTGGGCGGTAATGAAACAAAAGTATGAGTGGGAACTACAACTTAATATCTACGCATGGTTGGTAGAAAAGGTTAAGCAGGCACCGATAGTGGACTTAGGTATTGTGGCCATTATCCGCGATTGGAGCCGCCGCGATGCCGGCCATAAAGAAGGCTATCCAGAATCCCCAATTAAAGAATTACCCGTTAAGGTCTGGCCGATGGCTCAGCGTGAGGCTTATATCTCTAAGCGGATTGCGATGCATAGTGCTTGTGACTTTGATATGGAAACATCAGGTGTATTGCCAGACTGCACACCTGAAGATATGTGGGAAAAGCCAGCTGTATGGGCAATTAAGAAAAAAGGCAATATCCGTGCTAAGTCGTTATATGATGCAGAAGATAAAGCTACCGAGGCATTAAAAGATTTAAGTGCAGAGTATGAAATTGAGTATCGTCAGGGCGAGCGTACTCGGTGTATGTCTTATTGCCCAGTAAGTCATTGGTGTGAGCAATGGCGCAATTATCAATCAACTTTGGAAGGAAAGAAATGAGAAAGCAAGAAACATTTAAAAATACACCAATGGTTACTGGTCAACTTAATAAAGAGCTTGGGATTCAAATCAATAAAGACTTTATTAAACGCAATCTTCGTATTAAGCCATTGCTTGAAACCAAGACAACTGCTTACTGGGATGATGTTGGTTTAATTAAGCAAAGATTGGGAATTTACTTTACAAGAATTTCCAAACTCTAATTGGAGTAAATATGAAATTGTTTGAGTTTGCATATGATTCGGCAATTGGTGGAGCCCAGATTGTATTTTATGAGGGGCTTTCAAGGTTGGATCCAGTAACAAAGTTGGATTGCATTCAAGATGCAATAGGGGAGTTAAATGAACTTTACAGAGAGGTAGAAAATGAGTGTGTACAAGAAATTGCAAGATGCCAGAATAATTCTGCAGTCAACGCAATTAAAAAAATCGGGCAAGAATAAGTTTGCTGGTTATGAGTATTTTGAACTCGGTGATTTTTTGCCGGCGATTCAAAGTATCTGCAATAAGGTGGGTTTGTGCGGTGCCGTATCGTTTACCGGCGATACAGCGTATTTGACCATTTACGATGTGGAGGACGCTGGCCAGTTTATTACGTTCACCTCTCCAATGGCGTCAGCTGCGCTCAAGGGTTGTCACGATGTGCAAAACTTGGGAGCCGTGCAGACCTACCTTCGCCGCTATCTATGGACTAATGCTTTTGAAATTGTGGAGCATGACGCCCTAGACTCGGTAATGGGAAAGGATGAGCCAGTAAAAAAGCCTGAGCCAGCAAAGGTCGTTCCGATCAAGGCACCTATTGCTGGCCAAAAAGGTGAGTGGCAGATCGTAGCCCCAGCTGTACCAGAGGGTGCTGTATCCGATTGGCTACAAATGATTAAGACATCATCATTTATGTTGCTTGATCTTTGTTCCAATGAAGAAGATGTAATGGCGATATTTAAAAAGAACAAAGTTCTATTTGATACCGTCAAAACAGAAGATGCCATCTTTTTTAAAGAGATGATGGCTAAATTTACCGAAGTTAAAAATTCATTTAAGGAGTAATTATGTCTTACGAAAAACCTTTTGAAGTTAAACCAAACACCGGCGCTTTGTTTCCAAACAACGAGAAAAAGACCGATAAGTATCCAGATATGCGCGGGGATGTGCATTTAGACAAAACATTCTTAATCCAGATGATGGATAAATCTAAAGGTGCAACTGTTAAGATTTCTTTAGGCGCTTGGAAAAAAGAATCTAAAGATGGTTTGAAGTTCTTATCTTTGGCCGCGTCTGAGCCTTATGAGAAACCAGCAGAAGCAACCAACAGCAACCCTTGGGAATAATCTTGAATAGCATTCAGTTTGAAGGCTGTAAAGTAGCTCTTAAACAGGACAAGACTGGTTATGTACTAACGCTCTCGCTGCACCCTGACGATGCTCCTGAAGAACTTCTTCGGGACTTTGTCGGGTCGCGGTACATGGTTGTGATGGTTCGGATTGGCGACAATGAGCAACCATTAGAGAGAAAAGAACACGACAAGTATGTTCGTGCCGCAGGGATGCTTTGCAAAAACTCTTTATTCTGGAAGTTTTTATTTGACGAAAACCAAATTATGGAAGAAAGCGAAACCGAGGCCACAGAGTGGTTAAGAGAATACTTAAACATTCCATCTCGGTCTGATCTTAAAACCAATGAGGCGGCTCAAAAACTTTTAGATAAAGTCATACAGGAATTTAATCAATGGAACAAAAAAAACTAATACCATACTCTGTTTATCTTCCGGAAGGCCAGCACAAAAAGTTGAAAAAACTGGCCAAGGAAAGAAAGGCATCCGCTTTGATTCGGGACGCTATAGATATGATTATTGACGGTAATGATGCTTTTACCAGTGGATATAACAAAGCGGTTAAGGATGCAGCAAAACTGGTGTATGCCTGCAATGAGGCCCAAATGATTGCCGTAAAAGGTAAAGACTTGGGAGCCATATTGACAGAACAAATTGAGGGATTGCACAAATGAATGATCAAGACCTAAGAGATTGTTTTGCCATGTTTCTTTCAGTTGGTATGCTGATGAAATATAAAGAGGTAGATCCAAAAATAATTTGGGAAATGGCAGACGAAATGTTAGAAGCTCGTAAACCAAACCCGGAAATTGGTTTGCCGGCTATTAAACGAAGGAAAGCAAAATGATTGAACCCATACCATTTGCCGGATTAGTAGATTTAGACTCTTTAGAAGACTCCAAACGATTTTGCACCAGCTGCCAAACTATGAAACCTACGGTTGGCGGTGGAATGGTTGGGGAAAAAATTCGCCGCTGGTTATGTTTAAGTTGCCAAGAAAAGAAAAGTTCACGTAAATATGAGTCTAAAAAATGAACGCATACGAGTTATCTAATGAACTGGAAAATGCCAAAAGCATTAGTAAAATTGCAAGACTGGTTAAAGAACAAACTATTCCCATGCTACGGCAATTACAAGATGATTTATCTGATTTACAAAGGCATATACCAGACGAATCATTTGATCGCACCGCTAGTCATATGGCTGGTGAGTATGTTAGTTATCCAGCAAAGACACTAACAGATGATGAAATAAAAGAATTAGCCTATCAGCACAGATGGAATGGCGATATTGAATTTGCTAGAGCAATACTAAGAAGGGCACAAGAGAAATGAATGACCCAGTAAACCATCCAAAACATTACACGACACATCCTTCCGGTATTGAGTGCATTCAAATTGCTGAACATATGGGTTTTTGTCTTGGCAATGCTATTAAATACATCTGGCGTGCCGATCTTAAGAATGATGACATAGAAGATCTGCGTAAAGCGCGGTGGTACCTAGACCGAGAAATTCAAAAACGGGTAGGCAAATGAGTGGTTGGTTAATTATTTTAACAGGAGCAATATATGCATATATATCGGCAGAGCAGTATTTCAAAGGTAACTTGGGCATGGCTATTTGCTATTTTGGTTATGCTCTTGGCAATGTGGGTTTGTATTTAATGGCAACTAAATAGGAGAAATGATGACAACTTTTACAACTGAAGATAGATTAATTGCAGCGGGCATTTTTTCGCAAGAAGACCAGTTTAAAATTTTAAGCAGCATGGTTTCTGATCAATACAGTCAAGTTAGAAATATTCTTGACCATGTAAAAGAAAAACCTTTGACCAAAGATAAAATAATGGAAATTAGCAAACAATATACAGACCGTTATGAATTTGCCCGCGCTATTGAAAAAGCTCACCACATAGGATAATAAAATGTTAGGATTACTTACTGCTTTCTTTTTGTATTACGGAGATGCCGCTTGGGGATGGTGGGTAGTCTGGGGTATTTTAGAGTTTGGTGAACTGGTTAAATTTATAAGGAATAGTTAAATGACTTGGAATCTTAGATTAGTAGATGTATCGGAACCCGATGGGGAAGAATGCATTGAAGTGTGTGAAGTGTTTTATGACACCATGGGTAAACCTTTGGGCTATACGCCGGCCACAATGTCTGGTGAAAACAAAGAAGAGATACGTACTTATGTTGGTTGGGCTTTAGAAGCATTAGATAAACCAGTACTCAAATTCAAGGAAAATCATGATAATCAAAGTTGAAAAAATGAAAGAAATGGAGGATGGTTCTGCCATTGTCTGGATGGAAATGGACAATGATGCAAAAGAGTTTTTTATTGGAGAAGGTTTTTTAGCAGTACTGAAGCGCTCAGTTGACACTTCAGAATCATTTGTAACAGAGGAGATGAAAAATGTTAAGCCAACAAGCAAGACAAAAGCTAGTAGAAGCAAGCAGCAAGGGGAGAAAAAACGGGACGCTAAAGGAAACAGTTAAAAAAATTGATGAGGTTTTATATGAATTGCACGCCAAAGAGCCTATGTCATTCATTACCACAGCCTATAAAAATGATGAAGGTGAGATTTTTTACAACGATATCCCAAGCCTGCTTGATGAAAGAAATTTTTACGACTATCCTATAATGGCTCATAGACTTAATTCCTTTATAAGACCTGTAAAAAATGCCTAAAAAAATCATTTTCGCCCCCGGTTGTTTTGATGACCTTGAACTAAGTCAAGAAGAGCTTGATGCTCTGGTTGAGGACGTTATCCGGTCGGTTGAAGATGATTCATTTGAAGAAGATTCCCGGCCTCTTGATGAAGAAGAAGTTGAGGAACTGATTAAGATCATGGACAGGAAACATACCAGACAATGAACCGCTTAATAGAACTTTCCGAAGAACTTTACGCGCTTGGCCAGAATCCTTTTGAAGACTCCTATGAAAACGGAGAAGCAATGCAGGATTTAGCAGTGGATTTTGGGCAGGCAATTCAAGAAACCGGCCAAATGATTCTAAGATATCAAAAAGATATCACGGAATTAACGGATAAAATTCGCTGGATGGCCAACCGCATTATGGAATTGGAGCTAAAACATGAAACTCGTCATTGAAAATTTTAATTTTAATGATCATTTTGCTTATATAGATGCCTTGGAAAAAGAATTAGAGCGCATCAAACAGGAGAGAGATGCCTATAAAACGGCCTATGAAGCTCTTTTAGATGATGAAGATATGGATGGCCGTTGTTGATTTACCGGAATAAAAAACTCTTAGAAATTATCCGCCAGAGCCCTTGCCAGCATTGTGACGTTGAAAACGGAACCATAGTCGCGGCTCATTCTAACCAGCTGCGGGACGGCAAAGGACGGTCTATTAAAGCCCACGATTACCGTGTGGCAGCCCTTTGCTATAAATGCCATATGGACTTAGACCAAGGCGCCAAGCTATCCAAGGAAGAGCGTGTTGAGATGTGGGATGAAGCTCACCGTAAAACTATTGGCTGGCTCTTTGAAACCGGTAGGTTAGACGTACATAAATAACCTATTGACCATACTTTTCATAATGTGGTATACTGCGAACAGTTAAGCCCCGCCTTAGCTCTTGCATCATCCCCTCGTGTATCCATTTAGCAGTGGACACAGGTAAAAGTTTCACCTCCTCCTCAGCGCTCCCCGCGCCCAGAACCCTCAGATATCTCCATCTGGGGGTTCTCTCTTTCTATTGCACCTTTTTTTATTTTGGTGTATTCTGTTCTTACTGCTAAGTGGATGATACGAGGATGATGACAATTAATTTTGTCGTCTATCTTCTATTCTC